CACCCGCTATAGCGCCCATAGTAGCAGAGGACTCTACGGAGGTGTTAAAGCCGGAGGACTCTGTAGCTAATGCACCCGATATAGCGCCCATAGTAGCAGAGGACTCTACGGAGGTGTTAAAGCCGGGGTAGCTCGTGTTAGAAGGGTCTAGTGGGTCCGCTATGGGCGTAAATATAAAAGCGGGGTTTACGCTCTCTGTTCCAAACTTGTCTACCCCTTTAACTAATAAGGTCCTATCTACTAGGTTTATAGGAGACGTAATCGCGTTAAACGGTACGGCGCCTACTAACAAGTCTTGGGCGGTATCCCAGTCGGGGGAGTCCCCCTCGTTATACCGCAATAAATAACCTACAGACTGCGGCTCCACGTCCCACGACGCGGATACTCTGAATAGCTGTAGGTTCTGAATATCCATAGGAGGCTCTAACGAGCCAAGGGATAGTAGGTTAGGCCTAGACTTAATATACACGGAAGCGGTATAGCTAAAGCTGCCGGGGGTGTGCTCTACGGTCCCTTGGGCGGCCCAAACCCCGGAGGCGTTAAATATATCGTCCTCTACGTCCCACACTATAAAACCGTCCTCTAGCCTAGCGGGGCGCTTAATAGGGTCGTCCGCGTTAGGGTTCTTAAGCACCATAAACACGTCGTCTTGAGGTGCTACAGCCTTACCCTTGTAAGGTATCTTTACGCACTTTAAGGAATCTTCTACGTTAAGCATATTAACCGCCCCACGGTACGCCGGATATAACTAGATAACCTACTATACCAAGTAAGAAGGTGATAGCCCACCTGTACAGCTTCTCCCGCTGGTCGTTAAACCCGTCGAGCTTAGTAAAAATAACGTCTAGCTTTTCCTTAAGGTCCTCGTTATCTGCTTCGCGGTGCTTATCGGCTTGCGTAAAGCGGTGGTTAACCTCGTCGTTAATACGGGACATACCGTCGTCTAGCCTGCGCTCTAGGGCCTCTACCTTAGCCTCCGCTTTGGCAGCGGCTATTAGCGCCTCTCGCGCCGTGCGTTCTTCGTGCGTCTGGTCCACTTTACCCCCCTCCGTTTGTAGTAGCGCCACCCCCCGAACCAACGGACAGCGCGGTACATAGTCTCGGCGGTTGCTGGGTCTGTACCGCGCTCTAGCATAATTTCTCTAAAGTCTTTATCCGCCTGTAAGCGGTCGTCCCCGTGGTCGTAGTCCCAGTCGTGGAATACGGCAGCGTCGGCCCAAGGACCGCCAGACGGGGGCCATAATACCCAAAGTAGGCGCGGGATAGAGGCTAGGTCACATATATAGCCGTCCTCTACGAACTTCTCGCGCCCGTCTTTGGTCACATATAGTTGCGCCCCTACTACGGACCACTTAAACAAGCCCACCCGCTTAGTTACTAGGTTAGTCTCTAACATAGACTTTTAACTCTGCTGAGCTGCTAAGAACGCTTGGAAAGCCTCGGAAAGGCCCCCTAGTATCGCCCGTAGTTCGGACCGCTTAATTTTTCTATTAGCGTCTTTAACGAGTTTAGATTCTTGCCCATCTAGGAAAGCGACTACGCCGGACAAAACGTCGGCCTTAGCCTTCTGCTTAGCTACTAACTCGTCTACCGTTTCCCCTAGCTGCCGCTCCCGCGCCTCGATAGCTATAATAGCCTCGTCCTCCGCGCTAGCGTTGCCCGTCAGTATCCTAACGGCGCGGTCCGCTTTAACAGACCACCCTACTAGCTTGTAAGGGCTCGCACCCCCGGTAACGTCATTCTTAGCCGCGTCGACTAGGGAGGCTATCTCCTGTATCTGCTCCTCCTCGTCTACCTCGGGGTCTAATGCCTCTATATAACCCGGTAGCGCCGCCTCTAAGTTAGCTAGAGCCTCCGTAGGAAAGGGGAGGTTAACGGCGGGCTCCTCGAACTCGTCGCCTAGGAATTCCCTAGCCTCTTCTAACTCCTGCTCCGTGTAGTGGCGCTCCTGCCTGTCTTCATAAATAACGACGTATCTAGGGGGCTCCGTGCAGTAGTGTATGGCGTGTACTTCTTCCGCCAAATCGGCGACCGGGTAAGCCTGCTTTAGGTCGTCTATAGCTAGGGCGGACCCTTTAAACTCGGCTACATTCTTATAAATAGTAATCATATGTTATATCCCACGGACATAGGTACGGCACAAATATAGTCACAAGCGCGGTTTTCTATAAATACGTTTAGTATCCCGTTAGCGGGTACTTCTCCGTTAGTCAAAATGTGCGCGTCGAAAACTGGTGCGGACCCGTCTACCCAATTAGCGTTAAACCCGCTAGGACGGTCAAGTATAATACCGCCCCCGCTGTTTAGGATTCGCATACCCTTATAGGTGTTCCCTCCGTTAGACGAGGTGTTAGTACGCCCGTAGCAAAAGATAAGCCAAGCTCTCTGGCTTGAGTCGCCTAAAATGGCGTCGTCGAACAGGGTTATAGTCCCCGTAGTAGACTGTAACCTTACGAAGTTACTCGCCCCGAATAGAGAGTGCATACGGGCTATTTTATTCGTTACAGAGCTAGAGGGGGTGTTAGCGTTAGCGGGGTCGAACACTGTAAAAGAAGTGTTAACGCCCGCCGGTAAGTCCGCTATCTTTAGGTAAGTAGCCGCTAGCTGCGCGGGGTCTAAATACTGAGCCCCCGGGGTGCCCGCTGCTATCTGAGCAGCCGTAGCTTTAAGGACGTGACCTAGGGTAGTGTCCGTTCCTGCAAAGGCTATATGCGAATTAAGGTTATTATCGAGCGCGGTAATATCCAGCTCGTTAATACCTATATCGAGTACGTTTGTATCAACGTCGGTACGCAGTACGTCGCGCTCGTCGCGTAGGTAGCAGGTCCACTCATATACTAGATTCATCCACCAGTTAAAGTAATTACGCGGGGGGAACTCCTGCGCGTCCCAGCCTCGGGCCTTTTTAGCGGCGGAGGGCTCTATTATGTTAGGCTCGCCGCCGGGTCCGTTGTTGAGAGCGGTAGAGGCCCACTCGGGGAGCTGTGAGGGTCTAGGTAGTCCAGCCATTAGGTGATAGCCTCCGTAAATTGGCCTGCCCCGGTGGCGGTTAAAACACCACCTAGGCTAACCTCTGCAAAATGCCCGCCTTGGTCCTGATTCTCCGAGAACGTAAACGGGGTTAACCCGGGAGAGATATAAACGAACTCGTCTATGCCTACGCCTGCCGCTAGCATTTCATCTACCGCGCCTACGATACCGTCCGGGAACGACGTACCGTTAGTATATACAGACACTTTAGCGGGGTAAACGTCGAATACTTCCACGTCCGTAGCCTGAGTTAACGCCCGGACGAAAGACATAACCTCCTCGCTAGTGCCCTCTGAGTTTATAACAAATACCTTAAACTTGAGCGCGTCGCGGTATGCGTTGTCGTCGGCTTGCTGCCGGGGGACGTTTAGAAGGTCCCCCCACTGGTCTAGTAACGCCCCGGTAGCGTTATCTAGGCGCACCATAACCTCTAGGCATAGGTACAAAGTTTCTAGCTCGTCTAGGTGCTTCGCCAATATGGTAAAAACTTTGTCGAAGTTAGGGCGGTTCTTAAACTGCTCTAGGTACAAACCCCGAAGCTCGGCTAGGTGGTTTTTTAGGCTAGTTAGTGCCATGTTACACCACCGTTACAGCTATACGTGACTCGTCGAACTGCGCTACCTCTCGGACGCTAATAGGTACGTTACCCGTACCAAAAGAGCTCGGGGGCGTAGTCGCATTCGTGGAAGTCCCTACGCGGGCCACTACGTCGCCCACTCCCGGGATAGAGTAAACCGCCTTAAAGTAGCGCTGTATAATAACGTCCTCGTCTATTAGCAGGGCGTCGCCCTGAGCCACTACGGCGGCCTTAATAAGCTCCTCGCCGTTGTCGGGGTATTCTTCCTCGTCGTATAGCTGTATGTCGAACTCGAACCACATAAACACGCTATCCGGGCGACTAAAGCTAATGTCTCGCTCGTCGTTATTGGAGTCCATTACGACTAGAGTAGTATTGCCGAAAGTGTTAATACCTGCGGCCTTAACCTCGTATATTTTGTCGGCTATATCCTGATTAACGCCGCCCTGGGCGATAACCTCAATACTATGGGGAGGCCTACCGCCGAGGTCTACTGAGTCGGTATCATTCTCGAAAACGCGTACCTTGATAATGTTAGGTATCTCCTGCGTGAGCCGGGACTCAATAGCCGGGGTAGTAGACGCGCCTAATATGCGTAAGCTCTCCTCCCGGCGTACTCTTAGCTCGTCGTCGGTCTCCTCGTTACGCCCTGTAACGCCGGGTAGATAGTTAGTTACCCCCGTCCAATCCGCTACAGGGGTTTCTATCTGGTCCACGGTCTCGGCGGCTATTTCAATAGGGCCAGTCTCGTCTAGTATAAACAAGATAGGAGACGAGAAGGGGCCTACTAGAAGGTTAGAAAGGGACCCCGTATTAACGGAGAAGGTTTGCCCATCTGTACGACGTATAAAAGCATTATCCGAAACTATGCTAGCCTCGGCGTCCGTACCTGAGTTAATGGCAGCGACTAGCCCGGCGGCTATACTGTTAGCCGTAGCGCCTACTCCGCTAGTGTAGCTGTAAACAGTACCACTTATTTCTACCTCGTATAAGGTAGCGTCCGCTACCGGGTTAGGTATAAAGCTAGTAGAGTCAGCGGCGGCTATATCAGTTAGGCCCCCCGTCGGGGTAGTCATTACACGCCCCTGCGCCGAGACCTTAGAGCCCGCCGGGATATTGGCAAATAATCCGAAGCAGCTAACCGTTACCCGGGTAGCCTGAGCGGGGATTCGAGACGTACCACTAATGCCCGCCACCTCATCTAAGTTAACGCCCTCGGCGCTAGAGGGGAGACGGCTATAGTAGACGTTTTCGGCTTGCTGCCAGAGCTCGTCTAAGGGCTTAGATAATAGGCCTATAAGCTGCCCGAAGACGCTATCCGGGCCTAGCTGGATAACCCCGAACTCGTCCGTAAAATCAGATTCTAGCTCCCCCTTAATATCTTCTAACCGCTTACGCTTAAACCCTTCGGCTGTTAGTCCAAAATTCATAAAACACCCCTTAAGTATTGGCTAGCATAGTGAACCCGGGCGGAACTCCTAGGCTGTTAATTGAATCTAAAACGGTAATAGCGTTAGATGTAGCTACCTCGTTACGGTCCCTAATAATTATATCTAGGTCTATGCCATTTAAGAATAGGTTAAGTAGAGGCTGGTTAATCATGCCCGGCGCGTACACTCTAAGCTCTTTAGCGGGTCCGTCGTAAGAGATACCCACCGTACCAGAACTTACCGACGAGTCGCCTAGGACCCCCGAGGCGGACCCTTGAATAGAGCCAGACGTAGCCACCTTAAATATATTGTATATATTGAACTCGGACTGTATCCGCATTATAAATGCGTCCGCCATATCCAAGTCCACCGCCGACTGCCCCGACGCCAACTCGGCCCACTTGCGGATAAAGTCCTCTACGCCTAACCCCTGCGGGTTGGTGACTAGGTAAATCTCCGGCGGGGCTTGTAGCGTAGATACTTCAAAGTACGACTTTTTATCGGCTTTCATAACCGAACTAAAATAGGCCGAGGTGTGGACATTCTCCGGGGCGGGTAGCTGCGGTATATCCAGCATAGCACCGCTAATTGACGAGCCCCGGCTTACCAAGGTATCGTTAGGTAAAGGCCCGGGTACAAAGCTAAGCGTAGCGAACTCGGTAAACACCCCCGGGCCCTGTACAGGCTCCGGCGGAGGCGCGTTAGGGTCCTCGCTTATCTTAGTCGTATAAGGGATATTGCCATATATACTGGCTACATTACCTACGACCCCTAGGCAGCGCCTCTGCTCGTCATAATCTAACTCTAGCGACTTAATACCCGTAACCCCGGGGACCTCTAGTATAGCCTCCTTAATGCGGGCCTCTACTATGAGCTGGTCGCCGGGCTTCTTAAATATCTCTTGGAAATACGGTACGCCTTCCTCGGTATCTAGGAACCACTCGCCCCGGAAAAATAGAAGGCGTATTTTTATCTGCTGAGCTACCCGGTCGCGCTGGTCGATAAGCAATAGGTCGCCGTCGCATATCTGTAAGTCGTGGGTAACTGCGTTAAGCGCTATATCTGTCATGCTGAGATAGTCCCCGTATGGGAGTGCGCCGCAGGGCCGTTAGCGGGCGCGGTTTGAACTACCGCATTAGCTTTAATGTGGTCTACGATAGCCGTACCTAGCGCGGTAAGGGCTTCGTCTACTTGGTCGCCGTCGCTAATGTCGAATAGAGCGCCTATAGCGGCCTTAATCTCTTGTCCAAGTTGTTGTCCGTCCATTGCCATTATAGGGACCCCTTAATTTTGTCTATATCCGCCTTTAACGTAGTAAAGGTAGGTACTTCGGTTAGCGGCTGTAGCCCTAGGGCCGTAGCTGTACGGGTTTCTATTAACGCCTCTAGTAAAGAGGACAGTACGTCTAGCAGCTCCACTCCCTGAGCTCCTAAAGCTATTTTCTCGTCTTTCTGGAACTTTAGTTTAGCGGATTTATAGACTAATAGCAGCGTCTCGGCGTCCTCCGCTAAGGACTTGCTTACCTGACTCTTAAGCCCCGGTATAGCTATAGCGTCGGTTAGGTCAAACTTACGAGGGTCCCCGGGGGCTTGTACGCCGCCCCGGGTCTGCCACAAGTCTAGCGAGCGCTCGCTAAAAACCAATAACACTGGGTCGCCTCTCTTAAGAGGCATTACTAGGGCGGAGTCCGTCCCGGACTGCCACACTACAGGGACGCTAGGTATAACAGGTAGGTCCTGTATATCCCCGTCGGTGTACTGCTTCTTAAGCGCGGGCCTTACGTCCGCTATTAGCTTATCAGGGTCGTAGTTTTCAATATAGCCGGGCATAGATACGCGCACGTCCGCTAGCTTGGACTCTATGGCCTGCTCTAGTAGCTCTGCTAGTTGTATCTGGTCAGCCATTTAACGCCGTTACCTCTATGTCGCTAAACCAATCCTGCCCCCGGTTGTCCCCAGTGTGGGTTATAGTGTCTACCCTAAAGTTACCCTCTACCTCCGCAGACTCTATGCGGATAAGGGCCCCGGGCTCGATAGTAGGGTTTAGCAGGGACTTAAGAGTATATCCCCGGTTAGCCCTCGTGTTAATTAAACGTCCTTTTATCTCGGTTTTCTTACGGGGCGAGCCAATAAGGCCGGAGGACGGGGATACCAGCACCGCAGGAGCTCCATAGGACCCGTTAGCGTCTATTATTTGTATCTCGTTATTCTGTATAGACCACTCTAAGCCAGACTTTTGTACAGCCTTTTGCAAGGCCTCTGTAACGCGCCCGCTAAAGGCGAACCCCGTAGGGTATGTACCCTCCGCCTGTACGTTATACGTCCGCTCCGCTAGGCCTATGCGACCTACTATGTCGTCTAGTACCTGCTGTACAGAGGCCCCCGGGCGGAAGGAAAAGGAGTCGCGCTTATTCCGGGTCGTAGCTATACCGTCCATAGCCTCTATACGGGTGATAGTATCCGGGGGGAGGCGCTGGTTATTAACTAAAGTAACTTGGCCCACCGTCATAATAGGGAGGTCCGCTAGGTCCCCGTACCCCGCCCGGATAACTACAAAGTCGTCTAGCTCACGTATTTGGTCCCGGGTCGTCTTAGCCAAGTTAGCTATCTCTAGCTCTATCTTATTAGCCACCCTAGACCGGGTTTTAACGACTTTAAACTTAACGAATAAGTCCGACACGCGGAACCCGTCGCCCCCGAGCTCCCCTATATCTACAGCTATGGTCCTGTTAAAGAATCGCATTAACTTCGGCCTCGGTTGCGTAGACTAGGCGGGCGTCTCCGTTAGTGAAGGAGTCCCGGCCTAGAGGCTCCGAGGCGTCTACGACCATCTGCCCAGCGGGTAGCAGTGGGTTAGTATGGCCCGTAAAGAGGGGGAAGTTAGGGACCAACTTAGTACCTCTAACTAGGTCCACCGCTTCCGAGGTCTGTATGCAGATAGTCCAGTAGCTAAAACGTGAGTTCCAATCTATAGCGATTATGTAGACCCGGTTATCTAGGACTATGTTAAAGGACTGCGACGCGTCCCCCGTTACTGGCAAGTCGATCATATACCCGCCCCTTTTAGTAGCTTACTTAGTACACTGGAAACCCTCGCGTTAACGTCCGCCGGGGTAGCTCCTGTAGGGGTCTGCTTGCCCCTGTCCACACGGGACCCGGCGGTATCTGAGAACGCGGAGTTAACCCGGGAACGCTGGATGGCTACTAACTGGGAGGCTACTACTTGTATTTCCTGCATAGTCGCGGTCCATACTAGAGACTGTCCTGTAGTAGCGTCCCGGGGTATGTCGATATTAGTAAAGAACATATTACTATAAACGTCTAGCCCCGTGGACACGGTAAACAGCTCTCTAGCGTTACGAATCCTAATAAGCTCGTCGAAGGTGTCCTTAATAGCGTTATTAGTACCGCCGCCTATCTGTACGGGGGTATTACTTACTAGGCCTTGTACGGTCAACGTCCGGGGCTCTATAACGATATGGTCGCTAACGGTAGAGCCATCCTCTACCGGGTGGTTAGTGACCACGGATGGTAGGTTATGGTTCTCGCTTATAGTTACGTCCAGCTCTAGCCCGGCAATAGACGACCTGCGCTTAGTGACCTCGGAAAAAATTAGGGCTAGAGACATAAGCTTTACTCCACTACGGGTAGCTGGTTAACGGCGGCGCGTATAGCCGCCTGCATTTCCGCCCCGGATACCTGCTTAACCTGCTCGCGTATGGCTTGCGCTTGTTGCTCAGGAGTACCAGCGGGGACAATTACGTTAGGTTTTGAGTCTACCATAACCGTAAGAGGTGCGGAGCCATTCGCCGCCCGGGTGCTGCGGGACGCCGCCCCGGCAATGTCAGAGGCTAAAGTAGGGCTAGCCACGTCCGTAAGTAGTTGAATGCGGGACCCGGTTAGCTTCTCGATAAGGAAGTTAGCCAGCTTAGAGGCCTGCTTTAGCGGGGTTAGGATACCGTCTACAAGGAATAGCCCGAAGGTTTTAAGGTTGTCGACGCTAAAGAACTCGGCTATGTCGCTGCCGAACTCCCGGAAGGCGTCGCGTATATCTTGGCCTATTAACCGCATTACGGCTTTAAAGGTGTCCCAATCTCCTAGGACTCTCTCTATAGCGGACTCCTGCCCATTAACCCATCTAAATATATCCTCTATCAGGAGAGCAATACCCGCGATAATAGCCGCTATGGCTATAGGTATAAGCAATAGCTTAAGCTGGGCCACTAGGGCCGCCGTACCCACGGTTTTAATGGAGGTAACTAGGACGAAAATAGCCCGGATAATACTCGCCCCGGTCATAATCCCGAGAGCTATAAACAGGAGCCGTACCGCGTTCTCCGCTCCGCCTACGGCGTCTACGAACCGGGATAGGATACTAAACCCGGTAGACAGTACGGACCATAGGATACGAAGCGCTAGGATAATGCCCCGCACGGCCCCCTCTAGGTTTTGCTGTATTATTTCTCGGTTAGCTCTGGCCCACTCTAAGCCTTGCTTAACGAAGCGGCTTACCTCGGGTATTAACCCGGTCCCTAGGGCGTTTCTGGCCCCGGTAATAAATAGTTTAACTTCGCCTAGGAGGTCCTTAAACTCCTCGGCTTTCTTAGCGTCCTCGTTAGAGATAATAGCGCCAGTATCGCGGACCTTTTGTACGGCCTCGTCGATACCAATAAGCCCAGCCTCGAATAGGCCTACCAGCTTACGCCCGGATTCGCTAAACAGTTTGTCCGCGATATTCGCCCGGGTGGCGGTGTCGTCAATATCAGATAGGCGGCTAATAGACTCTCGTAGTAACTGGTCGTTACTCTTTAGAGCCCCGTTAGAGTCGATAATGTCTATACCAAGCTGCCGGAACGCTTGCGCGTATGCTTGGTTTCCTTCGGCGGCGGCCCCTACCCGGCGGTTAAATGCGGATAGAGAGCTATTCATATCCTGCTGGGCGACCCCGAAAAACTCCCCGGCGAGGGTTAGCTCTTGTAGCCGCTCAGTGGAGAAACCTATATTAGCCGCCTGTTTGGCGAACTTGTCGGCGGAGTTAGCGGTGGCGAGAGTAATAGCCGTAAGCCCGGCAGCGCCCGCCGTAGCGGCCCCTACCAGTAGCTTAAGGTTCGACTTAACCTTAGTTACTTCCTTGTCGAACTCCTTTAGCTTTTTGTCGTCTACCTCGAACCCGAGGAGCGTTACTAGCTCGCGTACTATCATGCTACCGCCTTGTTACTTGCCCCGGGCTTTATCGGTCCGGCGTTTTTTGTCTGCCTTGGCCTGCTCGTGGGCCTTGGCGGCTTCCTCCGCGTCCAGTATAGCAGACGCGCGTAGCCCGTCGTCTAGGCTCCATGTAGTCTCTAGCTCCTCTAGGGAGGCCATTTTACTACGCACGAGACGCCATACTAGCGCCTCGTTCTCTAGGTCCGGGTCTAAACTCCCGATACCCTCTAGCGGGTCCCTCGCGGGTCCGGCACTACTACCCCGCCTTACTGGCTCCCAGTAGTGCCGAGGCCGAAAAGCGAGCCGTAGTTAACCTTAATCGTAAACGCGAGGGCCGGGTAAAGCATAGCCATACCATTATGCTCTAGGCACTTGTCGAAGTTCTCCGCGTTGTCTAGGGGGAGGTCGCCTATAAAGGTTTTCTCTAGGACCCGCATACAGAGGGCTACGAAGTCGTCGCCCGTACCTATATTGGTGGCTAGGGTCTCAATAGCCCCGGAGAGATTACCTAGCTCTAAGTCGTCCTCCATAACGGAACCTACGCCCCCCTCCTTAACGGAGGACAGGTCTACAACGTCGCCGAGCTTTGCCAGCGCGGGGCCTAGCTTGGCGACTAAATCGAATTTAAGCGCCAAAGACTGACGCATAGCGAAGGGTAAGACTTTAATAGTCTTACCCTTAACGGTGGTTTCTTGCATGTTAATCATTTTTTATACTCTTATATTTTTATAAAGTTAGCTTTGCTCGTTACCGCCTACGAATAGGTCGATAGCCGCGCAGTCTAGGACCCATTCACGGTCGCTTAACGCCTTGCCGAACTCTGCGGCGGGCATCTTGCGAACCCAAGCAGAGGCCGAGAAGAACGTAGACGCGCCGTTTAGGTCCTTGATAAGGATAGGCACTACACCCCTGTTCGACAATTCGTCCGCGGCGGCGAAGCCACTAAGAACGTCGTTACTAGGCGAGGTCTGCTGTAGCGTGATAGTCGCCGCGCCCGCGTGGTTATTCGACTTAACGCGAGCGGTGTTACCGTCCGCCCCGGTGCTCTTAGAGAAAGCGTCCTCGTCGCGCTCTACTACTAAAAAAGTACCGTCCGCAAACCCGGTTAAAGGAATACCGCCAACGGTAATAATTACCTCGGCGGGGTCGTATGTGCGTACTTGATTCTCTGCCATGTTAAGCCCCTAGACGGTTACTGTGCCGTCGATGTCTAGTTTATGGATAGCCCCAGCAAAGCGAGCCATAAACTTGATTTCGTTTAGGCAGCGCTGGGCGCGGTCGTTAACTGGCAAGTCCAGCGCTTTAGGTACGATAGTCGCGGGCGCGGGGTTGGGGGCCAGTACGTCACGGTCTACCGCGATAGCTAAACGCTGCTTAATAATAGCGTCGATAGCGGTAATACCTGCGTCGGTAAACGAGATTTTTTCCTGACGGATAAGCTCGCCGAAAATATCCTCTTGGATACGGGCCTTAAGCCAATCCGAGGCGCGGATAATGTCGATAAACTCGCCACCTGCTAAGACACCCTCTTGGAATATGCCGTTACCCGCGCAAGTCTTGTAAAAGTTACAATTCTTAGCGATAAGGGCGTTAACCTGAGTAGGCGTAAGCTCGTCCGATACCGGGATACCTCGCAAGTTTTTAAACTTCCACGTTGACGTACCGGGGTCCGTAGGGAATCGGTCGCCCATAATGGCGGACTCTGGCTGCTCCGTAGCGGCGTCGGCGTGGTAGATAGTGAAGGTACGTGCGTAGCCGTTGTCCTGTAGTACGCTTACTACGTCGGTAGTATTAGCCGGGTCGATAGCGTCAGCCGAAGCGGTGGACGCCCCGAATAGCTTACCTATGCCTTCTACGAAAGCGGCTACCGCTAAAATATCGGCGTCGGCGTGGCTATCAATAACTAGCCCGTACCAATCGTCGACAATAACGCGGATAGCTGTAATAGCATCTACATAGGACTCCGCGCCGTCTTTTCGGCCTACTAGAACCTGCGTAGGGCGGTTATCCTGCGAGAACGCATTAAGCGCGTGGATATACTCAGGGTCGGACACTGCGAAGCCGTCCGAAATAAGCGCCGCCGGGTCGTTATAGGCGCGGAAACGCTCGGTAAATACCGTGTGCTCCCCAAGGATTAAGATAGTGCCGAAACCTTGCTGCGAAACGGTCGCGGTTTGCCGGTCTATCTGTAGGTTAATAATCTGGTCTAAGCTCATGGTATGCCCTCCGATAGACCGTTAATAAATGCGGTAGCCCTATACTAGCACAGAGCCGCCGCGCTGTTACAGCTCCTCCTCGTGTCGGATAGAGCCAATAAGCCGCCCCTCGTCTACCAAGGGGTTAGAGCTTCCTTTAGCCGCTACCGTCGAGGCAGCGTTAGGCGGGTCCCGGAGGTCCCGTACTGTCTTTTTAACCTGCCCCTCGTACCACTCTCCTAGGAGTGCGATAGCCTGAGAGGGGCGTAAGCGCCTGTCCTGTACACGCCGTATAAGGTTGCTTATTAACTTGTTACGAGCCTTCGTCGTGTTGGCGAAGGTCATAGCCATAAACGGGCGGGCGGGTATGTTACCGTCGCTAGACCCGAACTCGTGTACGGCGGCTAGCTGCGCCATATCCAAGGGGGCGGCGTCGGCACTCGCCGGGGTCCCTGACTGTACGCCTACTTTAGTCTTTAGACCTTCTAGGCGCTGGACGGCTTGCAAGGCCGTAATAAGCCCCTTATCCACGTCCTTAATACGGCTCTTTTTAGTCACTATATAGACCCATCGCTAACCGTAAACTCTGGTATCCCGGGCGACCCTTCCGGCTCTCCGGTTATTTTAGTAGCGGCTATACAGGGCTGTTTCTCGGAGACCGTATCGCGGTATCTAATCGTAACATCCATAAAGGCCCGCTCCTCGCGCTTGGTGTCCTGATTCAGGGTAGCCCGGTTTAGCGCGAGTATGTCGACTAGGGTTAAGCAGTTGTCCCGGAGCGCCACTCGTGCGACCTCTAGGGAGGACCGCTTACGGGCTTCTCGCAGAGCGTCGTAGGCCCCGGTTCGGTAAGTCTGTATGCGTAGGGTTATCTCGTTAGTCGTTCCGTGTACTACGTCTAGGTCGTTATCAGTGGCGTTAAACGTGTGAGATATGGCGGCAGGCGTTACCGGGTCGTCCGTTACCATTTCCAAGGTGGCGTACAAACCCTTAAGGCGGCCCTTATTCTGGTCCGTCCATATAATCTTAATATCGGGGCCTAGGAGGACTCTAGCCCACGCTATTAAGCCTGTCTCTAACTCAGTTAGCGTCATTTCTACAATATACCGCCATTATTTTAGTATGGCAGATAACCCCATTACGCCACGGGGCTATAAGCTGTACTTCGTACTTTTTCCCGGTAGCCGGGTCCTCTATAACGGGCGGGTTTTGGTCCTCTCCGCGCTCGTACTCCTCCAAAAAGGAGGACGTATAGAACTTATAGGCCTCCCGGGTGCGTCGGCCCTCGGGGAAAACCTGTAGGTCGTGCCCGCTCGCAGGTTGCATAGTGGCCTTAATGACTTGGGTAGTGCTCTCCGTTTCCTCGTAGCGCCCGGTCTCGTCGTTAAGCTCGTCTGCGCCCGCGAGGAACACGTTAAAAGGTCTGCGCTTGAAGCCGGACACGGTTAGCGCCTCCCGCAGCCGCAGTCCGTAATAGGCCCGCCGAGTGCGGCCCAATTACCGAAGGTAGCGACGCAGGCCTTACGTAGCTCTAGGTACTGTACACCAAAGGCAGTAGTACCTATAGCCTCGTCCGCGAATGGCGACGCGGCAAAGTTAACTTGTAGGTCTCCCTCTTTACGGGAGGTAATAGCCCCGGTAGCTCCTGCTCCGCAGTCCTCGGACTGCTTTAGGGCCGCCTGATAGTGGGCAGCTAGGAGAGCTACGGCTAGGTCGTATTTCTCCTTAAAAGCGGCTTCCGATATTTGACAGGTAGCCAGCTCTAAATATAGGTCGAGCTGGGCGGTGCCCGCACCGTCCAGCTCTGGGACGAGCGTTAACAGCTTACAAAGTTGTTCGCTCTGAGGCATTTTATAGGTCGCTCGTGTCGTCGGCGGTCTTCTTCGCCTGCGCCTCAATATCGGCTAGTTGCTTGTCGATAGCATTAACAATAGCTACGCCGGGCTTATCCTGCGACTCCTGCTCGGCCTTCATAGCTCGCAGAGTGTCTACGTCGAAGGTGTTTTTAACCTGCTCGACCACTTCCTTAGAAGGGCGGCCCAAGGTTAATGAGCCTTCGTCCGGCTCCGCTGAGCCTACCACCTCGCAGGACTCCGAAAAGTGGAGCTTTTCTACCGGGTGCTTTTTCATTTTGTCCGCCGTACCCTCTGGCACTTGGTTGATACCGGGCATTAACTTAACGCCAGTATGCAGAGTAAGGACGCGGACGCCGTTGTATTTGATTAGTTCGTTTTTCATATCTGAGAATTTCCCATATTTTGCACGTTTAACAGTTGTAAAAAAAGGCCGCCGCAGTGGCGGCCTTTTAGCTTGCTACTAATTATCTTAGCAGCTTATACGCCTTCTACCTTAACACACGCCAGAGGGTAGTAAACGATAGTACCGCCGATACGGCTATGGCATGGAATGATAAATTCTAAGCCACGCTCTTGCGCTGGGAACTGCTCGAAAGGCTGGGGCATTTCAAGAGTTAGCGTGTCGGGGTTACGGTCGTAGCACATTGCCACATTTACACCGCCCGTGCCTGCGCCTTCCATTTCGTTAACAGGTTCGACGAACTTAATACCCGCTGAGTTAGAGCGTAGGAAGAACTCTAAAATAGTGGTGTCCGACGTTGTGCTACGAGGAGTAGAGGCGATATGGTCGTAGGCTTCGTAAGGAAGCAACAACGTATCAGGATTTTCCACGCCCTTAGTTAACGCGCGAATGCTGTTAGGCATACGGTTAAGGTCGCGAATAATCTGGTCCGGCGTCTTGTCTACGAACTTAGTAGAGCTGCCCGCGCCGTCCGCCGCCAGTGTTAGAACTGGGATATTAGCGTTAGACAGGAAGCCCGGTAGGTTCGTATTCGCGTCGCCAAACCATGCAATACGGTTGTGCTCTTGGTCGTGACCACGGCGAGCGGCAGAAGCTTTACGAGTAGGCAGAGAGCGCTTGCGCTCCTGAGCTGCGCGGATTTCCTGAATACTGTAGCCGTAGGAGTTACCGATACTCTTAACAGGGCTCGTAAACTCTTTCGCTACAACGTCAGCGCGTGGCAAGTCATCCGAATAGTCGGCGATAATCTTAGCCACACCGCGAGCGTCGTACTGCTCGTAGGTGATAGACTCGGCAGTAGGCCCGGCTTCGGTACTTACTGGGACCATCTGGAAGGCTTTTAGATTCGCGTACTTGATGTCGTAAGTTTTAGTCTTAACGTGCTCAAGTTCGCGGGCGAAAAACGCCGATTCGTTGGCGTCTAGGTTAACAGACATGATTTTCTGCATTTTCTGGCCCTCCTTATAGGTCGATTTCTACTACTGCTAACTCGTTAGCAGTAGCGGTTGCGGTACGGAACTTACCGCCCGTAGCGATATTACCACCCGCCACGTTAGTAAGTTTACCTGCGTCTGTGCCAGCGGCAACTACATAGGCGTCGTCGTCGATAGCTACAGCTACCAAAGCCACACACCAGATAGCGCCCTCGCGCACAGTGTTAACGCAGTCGCCGACACGGTAGCCCGTTTCGCCAGTACCTAAGCCCTGCTCTACTGTATGCGTCTTAGCCGCTAGGCCTCGGAATGTATCAGTATCGGCGGACGGTAAGCGCACTTGAGCGGCTAGGTCAGTACCCGCAACCACACCATAACCAAAGGGGATTGTAGCGCCTTCTACAGCGTAACCCTCGATACGGTCGGGGCGAATGTCGTAAATTAGACCCGCGACGCCTGCGCCTTGATTTAATGAATAGCTAGTTTGAGACATGGCTATTACTCCTCGCTTTTCCAAGCGTCAGTTAATGAACTGGCATGGTCCGCACGAGCCTTAGCGGCGTCGGGCTGGTCCTTACCTTGATTCCCGGCGTCAGCACGGGTCCCGGCAGCAATCGCAGCGGAAGCGGCTAAGGCCGCGTCGTCTGCGCTTGGCAAGGCCTCTACTACAGCGTCGAAACGTGCGCTAAGGTAGGCACTGTCCGCAGCGTCTAGGCGCTTACCTAGGTCCTCTGCGGTGTCGCTGTTAACGGCTAGGATAACGGCGCGTTTAATAGCGTCCTCGTCCATGCCGTCGGCGTTAAAATCAGCGATAACGCGGGTAGCAGTTGCTACCAAAGAGGCGCGAGCGTCAACACGCGCGGCGATAGCCTCGGGGCTACTCGCTTTCTTAAGGTCGGCGTCGAGCTGGTCGGCGCGGCCTTTCTCTTTTTGCATTTCTTCGTCTGCCTTCTTAGCTTCTTCCTCGGCGTCTTTGGCCTTGGTTTCTGCTTCGTCAGCTCGTTTTGTAGCAGCCGCTAACGCTTTCGCTACTTCTGGCTCGGCCTCGTATTCGATACCGTCCAAGTTCACCTTAACTAAACGAGACATAGGGTCCCCTCCTGTAGGTTGGTTGGGTGAGTTAGACGGGGCGGCCCCGTCAGTACATAAAAACGCGTCGCCCGAGTCTAGCTTAATGCTAGCCACGGCTCCCGCGCGGGCTTCGTCAACTATGGCAAGGTGGTTATATCTTACCTCAGTTTGTCGAAAGTCGTAGGCCTCGCCCTCAAACTCCCCGGACTCCTCCTCTAGGACTACTGAGTAGCCTAGGGAGAGTTCGCGCTTACCGTCCTCTATGGACTGTATCATAGCCTTATCGCGGACGATAAAAGTAGCCATCATGCGGGGGCCGTCGGCGTAGACGCTTTCGCCTACTGAGCCGACCGACAAGCGGGAGTCATTCTCGGGGGTAACAAGTTCGGAGGGGTGGTCGTCTGTAACTGGCTTTAGCTTGAGTGTGTCTAAGCTGTCTCTTTTAAATACGTCGTCCGGGTGGCGGAGCTCGCGACGTAAAGAGCCGTCGCTGTTCATATACAGGAAAACGCCTGTACGGCTTACCGGGGCGGTAACCCACATAAAGCCCTCGTCCGTTTTAAACGTGCCTTCTATGGTGGTCGTAAAGTCGAAGCGTTTTACGCGGGGCATGGTTAAACCTCTGTAACCTTGTCGTATGTGGGGTCTGTACGCATTATAGCTTAGAACGTAGTAGGTTTAGCAATGCTGCGGACTAGGCACATAAACCCTTTTTGCAGGTCTACCTTACCCTCTACTGCCCAGTCGCTATCCACGCTGGGGGTTAAAGCTAATCTATTAACTAGCGCCCCCGCTTGCTCTGCTAGGGCTTTAACTTCGTTCATTAGCTCGATTTCTTCGGCCGTTAAATCCCGGTATCCGGTGATTTTCTTATGCTGATCTTGCATCTATTTAGTCCTCTAGTAAATCGCTAAAATCAGGTTCGGCATAACAGCGGCACTGTATGTCCTCGCCCGGGTGGCCCGTTGCTGGGGGTTTATCCCAGCTAAAAACCTCCCCGTCGTTTGCCCGGTGCGACGCTCTTACTCTCTCGTCGCCAACGGTTCGCCAGACGTACCTAGTTAGCCCTAGCTCCTCTTGTCGGAGCTTTGTAAGCTGCCCGTTAAGTTTGCCTACTTGGTCTCTGGCGATAAGTCTAGCGCGGTTCTTACCCACCGTAAACCTTTGGCGGATTTCGGCGCTTATCTCTTTGTTAGTTTTACCCTCGCGCAGGCCTCGCTTAACGATACCCTCTACGTCGGTCGCTGTCTTGTCGCCTATGTCCTTAATTAGCGCTACATTCTCCGCTACGAAAGACTCTACCTCGTCCGCTAGCCAAGGCTCGGCGGCGAATATGTCGGCCCCAAGTGCGGCCCGGATAACCTTATTACGCTGTCCCACGTTAAAGGCGTTTACCTGCTCCGCCGCTGCCTGAGCCGTGGCCTCTACGTCTGTAGGGTCTAGGCTAGCCCGCAGTGGGGTAAGTATGGTTATAAGGGAGGCCGCCCAACCGTCGGACCGCAGGCTATCCGCATTAGAGGGCTTGTCTAAATTGAACTCGTTAATAAGGCCCGGCAGTCGGTTAACTAGCTGGCTCTCGTACCCCTGAAAATAGGCATTAAGGACCGCGATAAGGTCCCGGGCGTAACGGCCCTCTAGCTTATCCGGGGTTAACCAACGCAGAGGGCGGCGGAAGCGCTTACGCTTGGCGAGCCGCTTACGTCGTTCCTCGGTTAGTAGGTTCTCCGGGTTGTTTCGGCGAGGGCTCATATATCGCTAAAGTCGTCCCCATCCCCGGGCTCGTCGAACTCGGAAGGGTCCCGGGAGCCGCGCACTACGTCGGGGTCTAACTGAATACCCCCCGAGTTAAAGCCGTCCTCTGTAAAGCGGCCCGTAGCCACTTCGTCGGGGTCCAATACTCCACGGTCGATATAGGCCGCGTCGGCTTCTGCGGTAGTTTTGTATAGCTCCGCCTGTTCCTTCTCGGACATTTGCCAGAGCGGATTAAACTTAATCTCGTAGTCCTCGGTCTGGGACTTAAAGGGACTGTTAGCCGCCTTAAGCGCGTAGCCGATAACCTTTTTTAGCGCCGGGGATAGTACGGACTCCTGCTCGGCCTTAACGTCGTCGTAAAAGTTCGTCGTATCGCTCTCGCCCGTGGTATTAAGGCCTCCCGGGGACGTACCGAAAAGCAGAGTAACCGGGTAGCCCGTTACGCTTGATAGGTGGTTTTTAAGCTCTCGTAGTATCTCAGCTACGCCCGCTACGCTGTTAGATTTAACGTCGTAGCTCTCGTCCACGTCTAGCAGGATGGTATTAAGTATATTCTTACTCATATCCATAATGTTAAGGCGGTCCCGAACCGCTTTAGGGTTCGAGGCGATAAGGGTTGCGAGGCCTTTTACGCTTAGGGTCGACTGCGAGAAGGTGTCTAGGATGGTCTCTACGCTAGATAATGTCGTACCCGTGCGGCGTAGGTCCTCGTAGATAGGCTGTAGTACTGAGTCGTGCCAGTACCCATTCTGTATAAAGTCGTCTTCCGGCAGCATCACGCCGTTGAGGCGGATAATACGCGACTCGTGTACCCGGAATAGATTACCCGAACGGCGGGAAAATACGGTATAAAACTCAGGTTCGCCGAACTTCTCGCTAAGGGGGTCCTTGTAAAAGTCGGTCGAGTAAATATCTACTATGGTTCGGTCGAAAACGTGCATGAAGTCTATAGACTTAATACGGTTCTCGTTAACGGGCTCGTCCGGTAAGCCCCCATCCTTGATACCTAGGAAGCCGATACAGCCCCCGTATAGCCGGGCCTTAACTAGGATTTCCTCTAGTTTCGCCATAAAGCTAAAGCGGCCTAGGTAGTCGGTTAGGTCGCCGTCCGCGTCTATATCAATCTCGAAGCCTTCGCGGAGCATCATTTTAGCCTTAAGCTCCACAATGCGACGTGATACGCCGCCGAAGCGGTACAGGTCGTTTAGCTCAGCATGGCTTATTACGTTACCTTGGCAGTATTTAGTATGCTGCTTAGGGTCCCGCCCCTTAACCCCCATCCCGGAAAATAGGTTGGTCCAGTTATCCGCCCGTAGTACCATATCCCGGTGCTCTGAGAGGTTGATTACTCGCTTTTCTTCCGTACGCATACCGGGAACCTACATTTTAGTTAATGCTACATAGTCTACGACCCCCTCGCCCATTAAGAACGTCTTTATAGCGTCTAGCATGGGGTCTATTTGGTCGTCGTTCTTGTGCGTATTGTCCGGGGTGAACTTGGCGCACTCGTCGATAAAGTCTACCACCCACGGCAAACCTAGGGAAGCGTCCGGGATTACCACGTTACCCGAGCAGATATGCCCTACGCAGTCCATAACCCGGGAGAGCTTGCTAGTTCCGCGTTGCACTGGGATAACGGGGATACCCCCGGCGTCGCGCTGCATTTCCTGTATTAGCCCGGTTCCGCTGGCCTTGTCCTCTATGTAGTAGGCCGAGGTATTGGGGTATCGCTCTTTTATAGCGTTCCAAAATCCTACGCCCATCTGCTTAAGCTCTGGGGCCTCCCATTTATCGCGCTTAAGGTCGATTAGGTAAATACGCCCGTCGTAGCCTAGGCCCCAAGCCTCGAAAACGGAGTAGTCGTTATGCTCCTTCTCTTTCATAGCCGTATCAGCAAAACACGCTATAGCCTGAAAATGAGCGGGCAGGGCCGTATAGGTCTGGAACCACTTAGCCTTAATAATCCCGCCGCCTAGTGGGCTCGGGCGCTGCATATACTGACTAGCGAAGGTATAGGGGTCCGCTTTTAGCGTCTCTAACTGCTCCGCATTGTGCTTAGCTTCCCATAGAGGGCCATCGGACAGGTTTACGTTAATGGGCCGCCCGTAATCCCAAGCGGAGGGGTACTCTAGGCTCTCGGCGCTGACATCAGCGGGTAGAATCAAGTGCGCCCACTTCTCGCCCGTTCCGCCTGTCACTAAATGCCCGGTGGCGTCGTCCTCGTGTAACCGCTGCATAATCACAATAACAGGTACATCCTCGTGGGCTAGTCGACTCTTGATAGTGTTAGTAAACCGGGTGTTTATCTTCTTACGCAGAGCGTCGGAGTAGGCGTCGTCCGGCTTAAGCGGGTCGTCCACAATAATAGCCCCGGTAAACCCTTCCTCCATACGCCCGGCGCGGAAGCCCGTTACGGAGCCTCCAGTAGAGGAGGCATAGATACCGCCCCCCTCGTTTGTGTACCACTTTTGGTTAGAGTTAGCCTCGCCCCGCAGGCTGATAGGCCAGAGCTCTTGGTACTCCTCGCTTAATACTACGTCCTTAACCTTCTGGGAGTTCTCCCGTACTAGGTTGTCCGAGTAGGAGAGGTGCATAAACTTAGCGCGGGGGTTGATAGCTAGCCCCCTCGCCATAAAGTTGATAACCGCTAGCTCCGTCTTTGTATAGCCGGGTGATACGTTGATTATTAGCCGCTTAGTTTTCCCCTCTAGTACGCGCTGCAAAGCGTCCGAGATTATCCCGTGGTGTCTGCCTAGGTGGAACTTAGTACCCTCGCGCTGTTTAAGGAAATAGCGGCTAAAAATAAGGTGGTCCCGTTCGCAGGCCTCCCGGAGCATACGCTTAAGGTTAGGGTTATCCTTGGCTAGCTTTGCAAAGCTGTTAGAGAAGTCGAGGGGCATTACTGCTCGGCCTCTTGGGGGGCAAATAGCTGGCTAACGATAACGGCGGAGCCGCCTAGCAGGATTAGGCCTAGGATAGAGCAGCCCAATACAGCGGCCCCGGTAGTGAGTATAGAAAACATAGTTAAAACTCCTCGTTAAAGGTTTTCCAAAATAGCTTAGCCTCCTCCTCTGTAAGGGGCTCGGTAGTGGCAATTGCCCCGCCTGTAGTCTCGACGGTAACGGACTTTAGCTTAGGGCAGGTGTACTCAAGTATCCGCGCCCCGGCTCTCTCGCTAACTTCAATAGGGACAGGTCGGAACTTATAGAACTCTTGTATATGCCGGGTTATGTGGTCCCATTGGTCCCGGCTTGGCATGTCGAAAAACTCTAGGTCCTCGTCGTAGAGCTCGAAAGTCTCGGTAAGCAGCTCTAGTAAGTAGGACTGCTCCCGGGGGTCGTCGCCTGCCATTAAGGCGATTTGGAAGTTAATAGGGTCGTCAATATCGCGGGCCTCGCAGGCCTGCATAACCTTGTCTATTACTTCCTGAGTACGCTTGTTTACTACCCCCTTCTTACGACCGCCCCGGCGCTCCCCGGGGGAGCTGCCATTATCCTTGTAGGGGCTCTGGTCGGTTCCTATATTGGCGTCCTTGCCGCTCATAGGTACTCGCCGTCTCGGTGGTATTGCTGGAAATAGTGCATAGCCTCGTTAACTACCCGGTCCGCGTCCATGCCGGACGTAGCCCATAGGCCCTTATTACACTTAATCTCTACGCGCCCGTCCGGGTCCTCCGTTAGGGTGGTGTTAGCGTCAAATTCGTTTATTAGCTCTTGTTTAGTCATTCTCTGCAAAGTCCTGATAAAGGGTCGTAGCTAAATCGGCCGCCGCACTTAACACACTTATAGCGGATAATTCTAAACCCGCGTATCTGGTGCTCGCCGAGTCGCTTTAATTCGTGACCGTGCCGGGTGTAATAGCTACAGGGCTCGACGCCCGTTAACCTCGCTTTTACTCGCCGCCAAAGGGTCCGGGGCTTCTCAGGTTGTGCTAACCAAAATCCTACAGTTACAACCGCCGAGGCAGATAGCAAACAAGCTACATAAATCAGCGGAAGGAAAGGCTCTATTATTGTGCTCATTGTATGCGCCCCTCGACTATTCGTCTCTTATTCCTGCGGCTATTGTACACATAGGCCCGCCCTTTTTTCTAGGGGTTCTCGCTACCTTAGCAACTCGCCCCGGCTGAGAATTTCTCTCCCCGCGCCTCGATTCACCCATTTTTAGAGCCTTTCAATCACGCCCAAAAGCCTACCCAAGCCGCCCCCGCCACCCTTCTAAAACTCTACGACCGAGATTTTCGGTCTCGCCTAAAAAGTTAACGAAGTTAATAAAGCTCGCCTACCCTACCCCTCTCAAATATAAAAATATTTTCCCTAAATAATTCATAAATAAAAATTCTCTTATCCCTAGATGAAATAGGGCGCCTTCGATAACTTTATTAACTTTTCTAAGATATTACATTTATAAATCAATAACTTACACACGTAAAAAATAGTTAATAAAGAGTTAATAAAGTTAATTTACGCCCCCGACTCAGCTAACACCCGTAAACCGAAAATCTCGGCCTATATACATTCCCTATTAAAAACCCCTGAACGATAGAAAACCGAAAATCTCGGTCAAACCTTTATTAACTTCGTTAACCCTTTATTAACCCTTTATTAACTCTCCCCCGGGCACAAAAAAGCCCCCATATAGGGGGCCTTCTACTATAGCCTGCCGGACCTTATTACCGGGGGCCGCCCTCCCCCTCTATAGGAATCACGACGGCCTGAGCCTTAGTAATAGTGTCGGTCCGCTCACAGTCTAACAGAGCCGCATATCCGCACCGCTGCACCTCCTCCACCCCGCCGGAGGGCATAAACCCTATAAAGGGCTCCTCGTGGGCGAAAGCGACCCGGGTGTAGTCTTTACGAGCCAGAGCCCTAGCCCGCTTAGTCGCGTCTAGTATGGCTCTGCGTAAAGCCCCGGTCCTGTACTTATCCGGCAGCCCGTTAGCGTGAATACTTATATCCTTAAGCAGCGATTTAAGCTCCTCTATATCAGCCTCCGGCACTACTGCGCTGTTAGTGGTTAGGATTTTGGTAACTGTTACTTTATCCACAATAACCGCCCCGTAGTACGTCTAATGAGCCTTGGGAGCTAATTACTCCGTCCTCCCGGGCGCGGTCCAGAGCACTAAAATAGTCCTCCCGGTCTACCCCAAATAGGTTAAGGATTCCGGAGAGGCTTACCTTATAGGAGGAGTTCACTACCGCGTAAATAACGGACCCTGCTATATATCGCTCTAGGTTCTTTATGCGACGGGTGCATAACTGCGGTACGTCCGGGTCGCTTAACTTCTCGTCGCTAATGCGGATAGCCTCGGCTAGGTACTCCGCGAAGCCCGCCCCCTCTTGTGCGCTAATATGTCCCATTACTTACCCCCCTTTACCGGGTGGGCGTAGCCCCATCCATTATGTTTAGCTCCGCAACCTGTACACTTTTTACCGCCCCCGGATATAGACCAGATATAGGCCCAAAACTCCTCTTTACAGAAGGGGCACTCTATTAGAACTCGGCTTTTACCCATTTCGTCGATACGATCTAAACAGGTCCACGTCTTAGCGTTATCGTGGTCGTACTCTACTCTTTTAGCCATTGTCTAAACCCTCGTATGCAGGTCGAGACGGGTAGGAGTTATCGAACTCCTTAATAACCGCGTACTCGTATACTGAGGAACAGCCACCCCCGGTATGCCCGGACCACGAGTAACGGACCTCCTCTTTATCCGGGCCCCCCTCCCTCTTAATATGGTGGAGCCCGTCGTACCCGTAAGCCTCTTTTTTAACCTTAACCCATTTTTTAAACCGGGCGTCTAGCTCCTCTAGGGAGGTCCCTATAGCTACTATTTTCTTAAAGTCGTTGCCCCCGCCCTCATAGTAGCTACTAGAGGTTTTCCGTACTAATACAAAGTATTTCATTACACACCTTCCGTTACTTGCTTCATATCGGCCAAAGGTAGGCCGTTGGTTAGGTACTCCTGCGCGGACTCTAATAAGGCCCATACGTCGGCGTCGAGATTGCCCCACTTAATGCGGGCGAGCTGCTGACAGTTAACCAAGTGCCCCCGGCAGGTTTTTAGCGACTGAGTATTAAGGCCTAGGGCGGAGCCTGTCTTTTTAAGCTCCTCGCGCAGCTCTTGTACTGTAGCTACTCCGACCTTACGCCCCTCCTCCGAGGCCGCGTATAGCTCCCGCAGCTTGTTTAGCTCACCGCTAATCTCCATACGCAGGTTAAGCTCCGTCTGGTGCTCTCTAAGGGCGGCGTCGAATCGCTTAGGCTGCTTCTGTGAGTAATCGACTAGGCGACGTGCTAGGGAAAGCGCCGGGGCTAGGTCCGTATTGTCGGCACTCGATACAGTTAAATGCTGTAATAGTTGCTGCGCCACGTGAGGGCTAAAGCCTAGGCTAACTTCTACGTCGCTATCCGGCGAGGCCCCCTTAAGGCGCTCGGAGAGCTCGGCGATACGCTTCTTAAGGTTATCTATATGCTGCTTTTGAGCGAGCCTAACGTAGTCCAGCTCTAGGTTATCCTGCTTAAATTTACGCAGGAAACCTACGGCGGTCTGGCTGTGCTTGCCCGCCGACTTCTCTAAGGCCTCTATGCAGTCGTTAAGCTGCTGGTTGTTAATTTCTAAGTCTACTCCGTTGCTTAGCAGCCCAGCGCTATGAGCTAAGAAGTAGTCCCAGAGGTGCGATAGCTGGTTAGACCACGCTTCCGCCCGGGAGTCATTCTCGACCATGCTATCTAGCAACCCCCGCAGCTCGCATAAGGCCCCCTCCCTGTACCACTCGTTAACTAGCGGTAGGTCGCTCGTATCAGGTAGGAACTCGTTACGCTTAGCGTTATCGCTAGCCATATCGCGGAAACGACGGACCGCCCCGGCGTACTGAATAGAGCCACCTTCGGACAGAGTATTAGCTGCGCCGTCGATAAGGGATAGCAGCACGTTAGAGCCCCGCTTAGGGTTATCTATGCGCTTCGTATATTCCTCTTTAGTGAACGTCTGCCCCGCCTTAGAGGCCAAAGTAGAGACTAGCCCGGCCCCGCCTATATTACCCATACTAGCCAAGTCGTCGGCGAGCTTTAACGCGGCTTGGAACTCCCGGGTGTTAATCGGGTCCGGGTGCTCTAATACCGCCCCCTCTAGTTCATCCTTAAACATGCGGACCCGTTTAACAGCTACGTCGTATTTAGGGTAGGTAATTTTTTCCATACCCTCCCCATATTTAACCCCGTTACTAAAGGCGGCGGATATAGATAGCTCGGATGCCTCTAGTAACTCCTCTACCGCGTTCATTAAATTTTTAATTTGTTGCATTTTTAAACCTTCCTAATTTTTCGAGGCGGGCGTATTCGCCCGTTACCATTCGTTTACGTGTGCTGCTTTTCATGTTGTCAAATTTTATCTTCGCGACCCCCGGGCTAACATGCCACCGCTTAGCAAGCCTAGCCACTACGGACCGTCTAGCTATGGTGTTGGGGTTAGTTACTTTATTGGGGTTTCTCACGGGTCAACCCCCCTTATGTATGTTGCTGCACGCGCTCTAGGGAGCCGCGAGCCAGTTTTTTAATGCGCCTAAAGTTAACGGGTTCGTCTTTGTGATACGGGGGGCATATACTGAGCCTGTCGCACACGTGGTAATTAACTAAAACCGTACCCTTGGGGGTCGTAACTACCTTATTAACTCTCCCGACTTTACGGAACCTCTCCAAGGTTATAGCACCCCCTGTATTTTTCACGACTTAGACCCCGCTTTTTTAAGTATCGCGTCCATACCCTCCGTAGTCGGGATAGGAAGCGCTGCCGCCTTAATAGGCTCAGGTAAGAAAGGCTCCCCGGCGGGCCACTTCTCTATAGCCTGCTCGCGCGTCTTACACGCCGCTAGATAGCCGTAAACCTGAGTTCGGAACGATAGAATATCCTCTAGCAAGGCATTAACCGTTTTACGGTGTTTCTCTACTCGCTTGTACTGCGTAAGGGTCGTTAGGATTAAAGAGCCTCGGTACGGGTGAGGGCGGGCCGTAGGCTCTGGGAAACGTATAGTACCGTTCTTATTAACCAGCTCGCGGAGCTTAGCCTGTCCGCCGATACGGAATAGGTCTAGCTCCTCGAATTGCTCTACGGTGTGCCTAGCGGACGGATAATCCCCCGTACCGCAGCTGTAAAACACCGGGGGAGTAGCGTACTCGAGGTACTCGCGGTCCAGCTTCTTATAGAGCTCCCGGGAACCACATACACAAACCGCGTTAAGCTTCTCTAACCACTTATCCGCATCCGAGCACGACGCTAGGAGCTTGCCTAGGGACTTGCCAGAGGTTGAGGTATGCAGCCATGCGGCTAGCGCTTGCTGCTCGTTACAAAGGTCCTCTAGGCGCTGCTTAAATGCAGCGTCCAGAGCCTTATTAAGTGCCTTTTTACGCGAGGCCTTGCTTAAGGGGGTGCGGCTCATAGGTCCAGCTCTGAGTTATCGGCCTTAGCCTCGTCCTTTTCAGGCTCTACAGGCGTGTTAGCAACTTGCTTAAGCTGGTTAACTGCCTCGTCGCCAAAGCCCAGAGCCCCTAGGATGGTAGATTTAGCGCTCTCGCGCTTCATGCCCTGCATCTTCTCGATAGCTGCCTTATCGGCGCGTAGCTGAGCTGCGTAGCTGTATATATCTACCTTATCGACGACCCACTTATAGCCGCGCTTGTCGTCTAGGTCGATTTCGTCGCCCTCGTCAACGTGTACCACGGTAGCGACTTTATAGTTAGGATTAGCGAAAACGACTACCTTATCGCCGGGCTCTAGGTCCTCGATTTTAGAGCGGTAAGTGTAGACCTTTCGGCCTTGGTTCCCGGGCTCCTCCGTGAACTCTACGCCTACAGTGCGGACGCCCTCTTGTAGCAGGCAGATAAGGTTTTTAACTGGTATATTATTCATTGGTCCTATTCCTCTTTCTCGGTCAATTCGTTAATAAACCTATTAGCTAGCGTGACCAAGTATCGCCCGCTATAGGCTTTGTTAAATCGTCGTGTGTGGCTCCTGCCGTTAGCATTAGCAAACAGGAAGGAGGTATAGATAACCCGGGTATCACCTTCGTAGGCAGTAGTCGCAGTAGCGCGGACCACGCCGTTAGGGCAGTACACCTCCCCACTTAGTTGTACCCAAGTCCACGGCGTACCCCGCCTGTTCTCCTTAGTGATTTCCTCGGACTCTGGGCCCACGCCGCAGGGGCGGGGGCAAGCGTAGCTCTCATCGGTATACGTAGCCATTCTATAAACCTATTTAAAAAGTTTGTTAACGACGCGAGAACCTTTACCCGCCCCTAAGTCCACAATCGCGGACCCATTAACGCGGATAAAACGATTAGCATAGGCTTTAGCTACGTCGCAGGCCTGAGCTTTACTATCATAGGGCGAAAAATGCAGGGTCTCGCCGGAGCCGTTAACTACGTCTACTAGGTACTGGTTAGTTAAGGTGTAAAGCTCTACTGATACGGAGGCTAGCTGCATTTCTAGGGTCCTATTGGTTAGTTGATGTAAGTATTATAGTATAACTACTATACAATTCAACCTTTAAAATGTATAACTACTATACAATACGCGACAAAATAGAGCCCGCAGCATTACGCCCCGGGCTTGTCTAGCCAAAAAGTAGGGGGTGGCTTTCTGCCTACTTTCCCCGCCTCTTGATTAACTCGAAGGACCCACACATACCCGAGCCCTCGACGTACTCGGTAAAGTCGATAGCCTCGACGTTATCGAACTCGTTAACCCGGTCGAATGCCTTACGGGCCTTCTCGTTATTGCCCGGGCCTTGCCAGTGTACAAACCCGGTACGGTCTAGGTTCGCCTCCGCGATAGGGCTACAGTCGAAGCCGACCTTTTTAAACTGGCTTTTAAGCCACTTAGCCGTAGGGCGGCCATTGCGTAGAGCGGGGCTCTTGCGTTTTTTCTCTCTCATTTTGTAAGCTCCTTTAAAGCTCGTTTTGCCGACCCTTTCTCCTTCTCAAAACGGAGAGCGGATATAGCTAAGTAGTAAATCGTAGGTACTCGGTCCATAACAAAGGCCGAGCGTACCGTGTGCCGGGAGATATTCAAGGCCTCGGCTAGGGAGGTCTCGTTATGCTCTAACTCTATCATTAGGGCCCTAAACTCTGGGCCGCTCATGCGGGAGTTAGTCTGCGGTGACTTTGCGGGCATTAGTTTAACCCTCCCTCGGCTTTCGCCATTTCGGCGGCGCTCAGGTCCGCTTTATATTGCTGGATAGCCCAGTTACAACCCTCTACCGGGTCCTCCCCGGCTTCGGCTCTGGCCCTCTCGAAGGTGTACAATCGTTCCTGTAACTCCGTAGGGTTAACAGGGCTAAAGTCCATTTTAGACACTCTGTCTAAATCTACCAGAGAAATAGCTAGGCCGTCCCCGTCTATGGAGTCGTGGACCCCCATAACCGAGAGCCCGTCTAGGGATACCAAAAGTAAATTAACCGGGCGGTTAACTCCGTCGTCGTGTTGTAATAGCGCCTCAAGCATTATAGGCGTCCTCCTGTAGGTTAATGGAGTGCGTACAGCACCCTAGTATAAAGGCGTACTTTTGGTCCGGGCTAGCTGCTTCCGGGAACTCGTGGAAAGTACCGTTTTTAAATACTCGGGGCACGAATACAGGTACGTCCTCTATAACGTCGGACGTAACCTCGATACCTTCAGCGATACCAAAAGCCCGGACCTGCGTATAGTGCGGAGGGATTAGCAGAGGGTCGAACATACAATCCGCGCCGCCCCCGCCAAGCATAACTACACCTTTCTCTAGTCGAGGGCTGTAGGCTGACAGGATGCGCCGGGATAGGCTAAACAGGCCTAGACTAATCATCTGCCCGATATACTCGGGTCTCGGTTGTGTTTTTTTGCTCATTATTAGAATCCTTAACAGTAAATATAGTTAATACAAAGCACCAAAAGAAACAAACTACGCAGAGCCCCATAATAGCCCCGGATAAAAGCCCGGTACGGTAGCAAGCCTCTAACGAGGTTACGCAGTGCTCGGCCTTTACCTTTTCCGATACGCCGACCATAGCGGCTAGGACAACAAGGCAGGCCCCGGCTATATAAAGCAGGCTACGCGTAACACGGGCTACGCATAACACGGGTAATTCTCTTTAAAGTAGTTAAATTCCCGCATAGTTACCCCCGGGTTAGGCTGCTTAGTAGCCGCGTAGATAACGTCGGAAAACACTAAAAAGGATATGCGTTCAGGAGATAGCGGCAAATCGCCGCTAGTAGAGTGGCGGAGGTCGACTACTTCACCCCAGACCGATAGTGCTACTGCTGCCCGGTGGAAGAACTCGGACGAGCTGTTAAGCAGGTCCTCTATAGGCTGGTCTATCCTAACCCACTCGTCCGCCCAAGGTAGCGAGACCTCGTTTTTAGTGAACAACGGGGACTCCCCGGAGGCGCTAATTATTGCGCCTACTATTGCCTTATTCCTATCTATATCCATTACTTGTACTCCTCGGACTTCATAAACCAGAATTTACGGGTATTAAACTCACCTACAGAGTAGGACAGGCGCTTATAGAGCTGCATGGTAGACCAGTCGGTAAAGGGGTCCTGCCCCGCCATAGAGAGCGCCGCGTAGCGCTGATACATTTTTAGTCGGGTCCGCTTCATTTGCTGCTTTAGAGATAGCAGGATTTTTAGTCGCTTAATACAGTCCATAGCTAGCCCTTGCCCTCTTCTTTTCGATACCCCGGACGAGGACGTTATAGTATCGCTCGTTACTCTTTTTAATATCCTCACTATCGGGGAGCTTAAAGAAGTGCTCTAGCTCCGTGGCGTCGATAGCTATCGCGCTAAAGTGGTGTTTAGAACGTGCTATGACCCGCACTCCGTTAAGCGGACTGGGCTGTACCACAACCTCTAGCATATCGTCGTTAAGGTCCTTAGCGAGGGCTGTACGCAGGTTATGGAGCTCTAGCAGAGAGGTTGCTAGGCCTTTAGGAGTGTTAACCATTATAGATAGCCTCCAAGCAAGGGAAGTTACTTTTAAGACTGCCCACCTCGCGGCCCGAACCCCGCATAAAACGCTTACCCCCCGCAGATATTTGGGTTTTAGTAACTTTGGTAACTTCTACTACCTCGAGCTGATCTCGGAGGTAGTGGATTACCGCAGGGTCGCCCTCTTTAAGCGCCATACGTTCTTGGTATTGTCCCATCTTCTTAGGTCCTATTTCGTGTTTAGACCCGGCTAGTATAGTATAACTATTAGACAATTCAATAGGGGGATAGTATCGCTATTAGACAATTCACGACAAAACAAAGCCCGGGAGCTGGTGAGGCTGCCCGGGCTTAACGCTCGGTCTACGGGGGAGGGTGTAGACCCAAGCTAGCGGATACTGCTAAATCCAATACAACTATAGGCGCCCTAGCCCTGACGGTCAACCCGGTGGGGGTCCTTAGCGTCGTCTTTTCGCTTATCCTCTTGCTTAGCCTTAGCGCTTTTATCGGTGCGGATAGTGCCCATAGCGCCGCCTTGGTAAAAAGTTCGTTTACGATTGCCACCCATTTTTAAAGGTCTCCGAAGTCGTCCCCAGCTAGGCCGGGTCTAAATTTAACGCCGGAAACATATACGCGATTCCCGGACCCATTAACACAAGTATAGCCGAGGCTTTGCAGGTTCTCCTTAAAGTTCCTCTTACCTAGGGGCTTAGTAACGCCCTCGTCCATACAGTATACGCGGTATCTATCGTAGACCTCTTTAAGCTCTAGGCGCTCCTTAACGTCGTCTACGCAGCAATGGCTAATAAAGGCGTTAGTAGAGTTCGCGGAGTTAAACCACGTTTTCTCGGCGTCTATGCAGTCCTGCGGCTTATCAAAGTATCCACGCTCCCGGAGGCGCTTAAAGCCTTCTAGGCATAGGTTAAGTACGCCCGGCAGCTCGTTTTTAATAATGCGCTTAGCTAGGCCCCGGTCCGTTTCCCCTTCGCTAAAGGTTCTGTGGAACGGTATAACATTCGCCCGGCGTCTAGTGCCTCGGGATATATCACGCGTCGACGGGTAGCGGTTAGCTAACAGCAGAGGGACCGCGCAGGAGATAAAGTCGAAAGTATCCTTACCCTTGGGGTTAGCTGTTAGTAGTTTCCTCTCGGATATTTTCTTTAGGATACCGTCGGGCAATACTGTACGGGCGTCTACGTCGTCGTCGAGCGCGATTAGCTTACCCGGTAGCTGTGCTAGGGCGTGTTTATCTCGGCGGGTATCTAGGTCCTCTATGCTAGTAGACAGGACCGAGGCCGGGCTAGCCAGAGCGGTAAGGATTTCGGATATAAGGGTTTTACCGTTGGACCCGTAGCCCTGCCAAAGCCACCAGCTAGCTATATCCCGCTGCGGCTGTATGGCGTACCCCATAAACTCGACAATGTGCCGGGCCATTTCCTCCGGCTCTGTAGAGTCTCGGAAAATGTCTAGCAGTGCGGATTTAAACTCGGGGCAATCTGCTTTAGGGTCGTAGTCTACGTCTAGGCAGTACGTTAGGTAGGAGTCGAAGCGGTGCTTACGCTTGGTAAACGCGCCGTCCGGGTTAATCCATATCTCGCAGTTTTGGCAGTTAATAACAGGCTCGGGCTCTACATTCATACGCAAATGGTCGCCGTCGCAGGCCTGTAACCCGGTAAGTAATAGGCGGGCCTGAGTCGCTAGGGAGGTCGTATTAACCGTTATCGACATTTTCTCCCGGACCTCGCTAACTACCTCGATAGTACGTTTAAGCAGTAGGTCCTCGCTGTAGATTTTCCAATAGCGCCCCGTATATTGCCAAAAACGGCGGTCGGAGGCTCTTATTAACCCGTCGCCGCCGTCGAAGTGCTTTTTTAGGGTTATCTCCGCGACCATTTCGCCGAGGTCGTTTAGTTGCTGCTCGGAAACCCCTTTTAAAATCTGGTTAAGGTCCCCCTTAGCTATCTTTGTAGCCTTGCGGATAATGTCTAGGGCCTTAACCTTCTCTACCTCGCTACGACATACCGAGACCGCGCGTAAGGCGTCCTCTATTTCCTCGTCGGAGCTCTCGCCGTCTAGGGCCTTAGCGAGCGCCAGAGCGGCTCCCTTACGGGTTATTTTATCCAGTTGTTTTTGGGCGTCGTCCTCGTCTAGCTGGGGCGCTGACATAGCCTCTAGCTCGTCGTCGCCCACCTCGTCGAAGTCTTTTTTAGCGTCTACCTGAGATACAGAGCCGCCCGCGTCCCGGACTGCTTTGTATAGGGTTAGGTAAGTTATAGAGGCCTCTTTATCGCTGAGCGTGTCCCAGCGGTAGCGTATAGCCTCCTCGTCGCCCGCGTATTGGGCGTCCTGCATAGACCACGATACGAACTCCTCTACCCCCTCGCCGTCGGTGGCGTGGTGAGAGGCCGCCATAAGGCTAAACCAGTCCTCGTGTTCTCGGTAGTCGGTTACGTCGAGCTGGTCCAGTAAGGACGCTAGGCCCACGCAATCCATAACCCCAGCCTCGCCGGAGCTCTCCCTAGCCACTCTTTCTATAGCGGTAAGCAGCTCGTCCGGAGCCTCGGGCACTTCGCTTACACTCGGGCAGAAGTCGTCCGCCTCGTAGAGCTCGCCCCGGTAGTTTCCTTCGTCGTCCCCCGGGTGAACGGAGGGGGGTATTACTACCTGCCTCCCTAGACACTTAAATTCTACCCCGGTAAACAGGTCCTCGCGGCGCTCTTGCGTCTTTAGGTCTACGGGCTTTTTAGCGTAGAAGTGGTAGCCCCCCGCGCCCGTTAATACCGTGGGGAAGTGGTCGGCAGGATTAAAGCCAAGGAAGGCCGTAAGCTCGGCTAGGCCGTCCCGACCCTCCGCAAAGTGTCGAGGGTCTACGTCTATAACTAGGTCGTCGGCCTCTAGCCGCATACCTACGTTATGGCCTTTCTTAATGGCCCGGTAAATGTCCTCGGGCTCGTAGTCACGCTCGGGCCAGTTTTTGTGTAAAGGCATTTTCCCGGCGGGCTTATCGTGCTTATACACGTCCCACACGTTGAGAATAACTAGCTTTTTATTGTGCTGTAGGTAGGTCCTAGCGTGGCTTAACGCTCTTTTTATCCTAGGTTCGCTCATATATCATAGCCTTGCATGTTAGCAGTTTTAGCGGTCGCTTTTATTGGGCCGCTCTTTTTTCGGCGGCGGATTGTTGGGCGGCTATGTAGTCCTCTAGCGACTGCACCGGGCAGCGCCACTCCCCTAGAACCTTAAAGCCTCCTTTAAATGTCGCGTTTCGTAGCATACGTCTAGCCTTATGCTCTGATATATTTAGTCGCTCCGCGATATATGTAGGACCTACTAGGCTCGAATGGTCATTTTTCATTGTTTTAACTCGTTTAGGTTTTATGAGTAAGTAGGCTTTATACCGTATAAGTACGAAACGTACAAGACGTGCAAATAAAAAAAGTTTGTACAAGGTGTTGACATTCGTACAAGACGTGCAATACTCCAAACCCTAACACGACAAAAACGCTAAAACGACGAGGACGCTAAACATGCAAAACTCATACGCAGCCGGAACCGGGCCGCTAATCTTTCACCGTAAGGAGGGCCGAGCTCTCCGCCACATTACGGTAGTACCCCCTAACCGCCTGAATAACCGCGCCCGCCGGGCAGCCGCCAAGCAAGCGCAGTTAGAATTATCCCGAGCTCAGACGCGAGCTACCCCTAAATGGCAATACGCTAACGGCGCCACTGCGTTAGAGGGCCGGGCTAAAATAATGTGGTTAGTTGACCGTGGTATACGCCACAACCCTTTTAAACGTAAATAGGAATCTTAAAAAATGGCTGGATTAAATCTAACGCTATCCCTAGACCCAAATGCCACGGCTCTACTAGAGCGTTTAACCGTAGCTTTGGAAAAGAATAACGAGCTTTGCGAAGCTACCTACGATATGTGGGACCAAGTAAAGCAGCAAAAGCCCGGCACTGCGGCGGGTGACGTAAGCGGTAAAGACGCAGGCGGCGAGGGTAAGGCCCCTAAAAAGAAAGCCGCTAAAAAGAAGGCCGCTAAAAAGCCAAAGCCCGACGCTCAGGCAGCCGCCGACGACCTTAGCGGCGAACTAGAACAAGGGTTAGACGACCCAGACGGCCTGCTAGGAGGGGACGTGGTTTATACCTTCGACGACGTTAAGGCGAAAATCGTAGAGGTCGCTAAAACCTTCGACCGTAACAAAGCTACCGACATTATGGCGGACTTTGACGCGGAGAAAACCGACCAACTTAAAGAGGAGGACTACGCCGCAGTAGTTGCCGCCTGCGATAAGTTGCTTAACGGTGACGACGAAGGGGATCTATAGCCATGCCTACTGGACACGCTAAACTGAGCGCGTCCAGTGCTCACCGTTGGCTAGCTTGCCCGGGGTCTATCCGCATGGCGGATAAGTACCCCGAGGAAGCGGCTAAATCCTCGTTCTTTGCGGACGAGGGTACTACGGCGCACTGGGCCGCAGAGCAAGCCCTACACGCCCCGGGGTCTAACCTCTGGGACTTAGTAGGTAAAACCTGCCCGGACACAGGCATGGAAGTTACTAAGGATATGCTCGACAACATATCCCGCTATGTAGGTTACTGCCGTCTTAAAATCGAGGGCGGGGGAGAGTTCGCCGTAGAGAAGCAATTTAGCTTAGATTTCATCAAAGAGGGGATGTTTGGTACTAACGATTTTAGCAGCCTACGTCCTTTCGAGAGTCTAACTATTGTAGACCTTAAGTACGGCGTTATGCCTGTTAGCCCGGTGGATAACCCGCAGCTAATGTACTACGGCCTAGGCGCTGCCCACGACGTTAACTACGACGTAGATAGCATTAACCTAGTTATCGTACAGCCCCGCAGTAAAGAAAAGCGCGGCCCTAACGGTGTACACGAGCATAAAATTAGTATCGAGCAGCTAAAAAACTGGCGCGATACGGTGCTTATCCCCGGCGTGGAAGCGACCGAGGACCCGGACGCCCCACTAGTAGCTGGCGACCATTGTAAATACTGCCCGGCGGCGGGTAAGTGCTCCGCACAAGCTGACAAGGCGCAGGAGGTAGCTAAGCTAGATTTCCGCGACGACTTTAGCGACGAGATAGCTACAGGCGTTATAGACGACGCCCGAGACCTCTTGCCGCGCGCGGAGGACCTGACTAAGGACGAAGTAGTTAATATCCTGAGCCATGCGGATATGCTGCGCGAGTTCCTTAAGGCCGTCGAGGCTCACGCCCACGACCTCTACTATAACGAGGGAGAGGACATTACGGGCTATAAGGTGGTACAGAAGCTCGGGAACCGTAAGTTTACCGACCCGGACACCGTGGCTAAAACTCTGGCTAACCGCAAGGTAAGCAAGAAGGAGACGCACACGGAGCCCAAGTTAAAAACCCCGGCCCAGCTAGAGAAGGTCCTAGCCGCGCACTACGACGACAAAGAAAAAGCCGAGAAGCTAGTTAAGAGCTGGTGTACTCGCCCCGATAACGGCACGGCCCTAGTGAAAGAAACCGCTAGGGGCGACGCTGTTAGAAAGCCAAAGCCTGCTGACGACTTCGACGAGTTACCGTCCGAGCCCGAGGACGACTTTAGCGACCTGTAAAAACCCTAAAAACGTAAAAAACGAGGAAACGACAAAATGTCTAAAAACCCTAAACGAGTAGTAACCCCCATGTTCCGAGCGTCTTACGCTCACGTATTCAAGGCTACGGCTATGGAGGGCAGCGACGAGAAAAACTACTCTATTAGTATGATTTTCCCGAAGTCTACCGACCTTAAGCCTATTAAGGCCGCTATCCAAGCAGCTATTAAGGAGAAGTGGGGCGATAAAAAGCCCAAAGGCCTGCGCCTACCTTTCCGCGACGGCGACGAGGAGCGCGAGGAGGACGAAGCATACGCGGAGTCTATCTTTATTAACTGTAAGTCCAAGAACAAGCCCGGTATTATCGACCGCGACCGTAACGACATTCTCGACGAGAGCGAGTTTTACTCCGGCTGTTACGCCCGCGCCACGGTTACGGCCTACGCTTGGGATAACAAGTTCGGTAAAGGCGTATCACTAGGCTTAGATAACCTGCAAAAGTTGAAAGACGGCGAGCCCTTGGGTGGTCGTGCGCCTGACGCTGCCGACGACTTCGAGGACGACCTAGACGACCTCGACCTAGGCGACGACTCGGACGAGTTCGACCTGTAGGGCTTTAAATCTGCACCAACTTAGAAAGGCCTCTTTGTAGGCCTTTCTTTTCCGGGGGACGTATGAGAGTTAAAAAACACGCTACTATAGACTTCGAGACCCGCTCTAAGGTTAACCTTAAGCTATGCGGGGCTCAGGTCTACTCAGAGGACCTGAGTACGGAGGTCCTTTGCCTAGCCTACCGACTGCCGGGGGCTAAAAAGAGGCTATGGAACCAAGGCGACGCGGAACCTCTGGACCTTATGGACTACATAGAATCCGGCGGCGACGTAGAGGCGCATAATGCGGCCTTTGAGTTCGCTATATGGAATAACGTATTAGCCGCCCGCCACGGTTGGCCTCCGCTCCGTCTCCCTCAATTATACTGCTCCGCCGCTGCTGCTGCTGCCGCGTCCCTCCCCCGGGCCCTAGGCCAAGTAGGCGAAGCGTTAGGGCTACCCATTACTAAAGATTTAGAAGGCCATAAGCTAATGCTCAAGATGAGCAAGCCAAGAGAGCCTACTAAAAATAACCCCTCTATATGGCACGACTCCCCAGAAAAACGCCAGCGTCTAGGGGAGTATTGCCTAGACGACGTTAGCTCCGAGGAAGCCGTTAGCGCTGCTGTGCGCCCCCTAAGCCCGGCGGAGCGTAGAGTTTATCTACTGGACCAGAGGATTAACCAGCGCGGGGTATATGTCGACAAGGGGTCCCTAGAGTCTGCTAAGGCCCTAGTAGAGGAGCAGAAAGCCAAGTTAATAGGCGAGCTCCAAAGAATCACCAGAGGCGAGCTAAAGTCCCCTACGGAGCTAAAGACTATGCAGCTTTGGCTAGACGTCCGGGGTGTTACTCTGCCTAACATGCAAAAAGCCACTTTAGTAGAGGCTGTTAAAAACACGGAGGACCCGGTAGTACGCCGCGTCCTTAAGATACGTTTACTACTTGGCAAAGCCTCTACCAGTAAGCTAGACGCCATGCTAAGGACCCGCTCTAAAAATGGGCGGATTATCGGGACCCTTCTATACCACGGGGCCTCTACGGGTCGCTGGACAGGCCGCCTAATACAGCCCCAAAACTACCCCCGGGGCAACGTAAAGAACCTGTACGCGCTTATCGACTGTATCAATATGCGGGACCTAGACTTTTTAGAGACTGTCTACGGGGACCCTATGGCGGCTATCTCTAGCAGCCTCCGGGGGATGATATGCGCCGCGCCGGGTAACGAACTAACTTGTAGCGATTTCTCGGCTATCGAGGCCCGGGTTTTAGCGTGGGTAGCTGGCGAGAAGTGGCGCTTACAGGTGTTCAAAGAGGACGGGGATATTTACGTTTCCTCGTACTCCTCTATGTTTGATGTCCCGGAGTCCGCCGTTAATGACGACCAAAGGCAGGTAGGAAAAACAGCGGAGCTAGCCTTAGGTTATCAAGGCGGCGTTAACGCTATGATTCAGTTCGGCGCGGACAAAATAATGTCGGCCGACCAAATGGAGGAGGTTAAGAACAAGTGGAGGGCCAAGAGCCCCCGCATTAAAAAGTTCTGGTACGCCGTAGAGCAGGCCGCTATAGAGGCGGTGGAGACCCCCGGGCTCGTTACGCAATGCGGTGTAGGTTGCAAAATCCGCTTTAAGATGGTCGGTAAGTACCTCTACTGCCAGCTACCTAGCGGGCGTATGCTCTCCTACTACGACCCGCAGCTTAAAATATCTAAGACGCCTTGGCAGACGGAAAAGCTACAACTTTCCTGCATGGTCGTCGATAGTAAAACGAAAAAGTGGATACGCCGTAAGAGCTACGGAGGCCTGCTAACCGAGAACGTAGTACAGGCTATCGCCCGGGACTTTATGGTTAACTCTATGCTTAACCTAGAGAAGGCGGGCTATAAAATTATTATGACCGTACACGACGAAATAGTTAGCGAAAATAAGGCGGGCTTCGGGTCCCTAGACGACTTTAATAACATTATGAGCGAGCCCCCGGAATGGGGCCGTACTATGCCCCTCGCCGTAGATGGTTGGCGCGGAGTCCGTTATAAGAAATAAATATAAAAAATTGTTTGCATTATTTATATTTTTATGAGAATCTAAACACCTATCTCGGCCCCGTGCCCATAACAAGGGGTTAAAGCGAGACTTACCCGGAGGGGCTTTGTAGTGGAAACTTCCTTAGTTAAATGACTCCGGGTAGATATTGAGAGCAGGCCGCTAACTCTCTACCCTTAACAGGTGCGGACGCCCGGGGGCTTTTTAGGTCCTTTCTCTCCTCTGAGACCCCGGGCATTTATTCGCCGATAAAGACTTAGTTAGGATGGTCGGTTCCGACGGGAGTAGAGGGGGTTCGATTCCTCCACGGCGAGCCATTTTTAAAAAGCGTCAATAGGCTAACTGGTAAAGCTGCCGCTACGCTCGCTGCGTAGGGTGTTTGGTAACAGGTTAAGCGCTTAGCCTGTTTTAGGGTTCGAATCCCCCTTGGCGCACCAACTTTATAGGGCTTCTATTATGCTAAGCGGTGAGATTTTAGGTTATCAGTTCAAGCTAGACGCCGACGAAGTAGAGAGCGCTAAAAAGTGCCTATCTAATTGGGTTAAGCTGAATAGCGAACTAATGGTCCTAGACGAGGAAACCGTAGTTAAGCTGCTCGTCGTAGAAGCTGCCAGTAAAACTCGGCAGACTATCATAGACCGCCTGTACTCCCGGTACTCTTCCATACGCTCCAAGCGCGAGCGTTTAGAAGTAATGCAGTATGTGCTCTCCGTTAACTAGGGAGACCTCTATAGAGGCCTCCTACGTTAAGTGGGTAGCAGGCCAGCGCGGCGTATTCTGCGTTAAGTTTGAACACGAAGGAAGGGAAGGCGCCCCAGATAGGCAGATATTCCTAGAGAACGGTAAAACCTTTTTTATAGAGTTTAAGCGCCCCGGGGGGCAACTGAGAACCCCGCAAAAGCGCTACCATAGAATGCTACAGCGTATGGGGTTCGAGGTTTATACCTGCTATAGCAGACAGGAAGCCATTAAAGCCACCCTTACAGAGATAGCCAACAATGCCCCAGATATTTAAGCCTCGTAAGTACCAAGGCCGGGCTATACGGTTCTCCTTTTTCCGCCCATTCTCCGGCCTCTTTATCGACCCCGGCCTAGGCAAGACGGGCATTTTTTTAGCAGTGGTTAAACTGTGCCTGCTCAATAAGAAAAATAAGGGATTCCTGATAGTCGGGCCTATCAACGTAATACACACGGTCTGGCCCGAGGAGATAAAGAAGTGGGCGGCATTTAACGGCCTTACGGTATCTATACTCCACGGCCCCGACAAGCTCCAAAACCTACGCAAAAAAGCCGATATATACTTAATTAACCCCGAGGGGTTAGAGTGGCTGTTTAGGGTCGGCCTGTTCCGCAAACCTAAGAAAAATTGGCCTTTCGACGGCCTTATTATTGACGAGTCTAGTAAGTTCAAAAACCCCAGCTCTAAGCGGTTCCGCATACTTAAGAAAGTCCGCCCGGCGTTTAACAGGGTCCACATAGGCACGGGCAGCCCCGCGCCTAATGGCCTTGTAGACGTTTGGTCGCAGGTCTACTTATTGGACGAAGGGGCTAGCCTAGGCGACAAGTTCGGCGGGTTTAAAACCCGGTATTTTGAGAAAGGGGGCTATAAGGAAAAGCAGCTATTTATACGGCCGGGGTCCTCGGACTCCATTAAAAAGAGGATAGCCCCGGCAGTGCTACAAATGCGCGACTGCGACTACCTAGACTTACCCCCTATCGTAGACCACGACATATCCGTAATGCTCCCCCCAAAGGCGCAGAAGTTCTACGACGCCTTAGAGCAGGAGCACTTTAGCGAGTGGGACGGGGAGGACTTCTACGCGGACTCTAGCCCCGCTAAGAATATGAAGCTACGCCAAGTAGCGAGCGGGGCTTTATACCTAGACCAAGACTTAGACGAGGCCCGGCTATCCGCATTCAAACGCCCGCATAGAGTTATACATAAAGCCAAAATCGAAGCGCTTAAGGACCTCCTAGACGAGCTCGCGGGTAAGCCCCTACTACTGGCTTACCTGTTTGGTCACGACCTAAAAGAGATACGCAAGGCCCTAGGAGACGTACCATATATAGGTTCCGGGGTTAAGGGTAACGAGGTTGTTAAAATCCGTAATAATTGGAACGCGGGTAAGTACCCCCTGCTCCTAGGCCAGCCCGCGTCTATGGGGCACGGTCTAAACCTACAGGAGTCTACTAACCACGTCGGCTTTTTCACTCTGGACCACAACTTAGAAAACTACGAGCAGTTTATACGCCGGGTACGCCGCTCCGGGGTCGTAGGGGATAGCGTTATTAACCATAGGTTTATAGCGTCTAATACTGTAGAGGAGCTGGTAGCCGCAAACATAGCAACCAAGGACGCCGAGCAGTCCGACTTTAAAGCCGCCCTGCACGAGTACAGAATACGTAAATTTGGCGTATAAAAATATAAATTTTTTCTATATTTTGTTGACTGTATAGGGGCGGAGTGTATAATAGTTATACATTAACAGGAGATAGGAAAACATGGCGATTACTGTAAATACTGACGAGTTCGAGGCTAAAGAAGGCCGTAAGCCTGAGCCTAATGAGCTTCGCCCTTGGTTTTTTAATTTCGAGCGCGGTAACTTTTCTATACCCGCTACCCGCCCTTATAACACGGCAGTAGCCTACGCTAAGAAGTGCGTAGAGCTCCGCCACGGTACTAAGTTCGGTACGCTATACCTAGATAGCTGGGGGCCGAGGCACAACTAATGCCTCGGTATCGCTGCAAAATTAGGGCTTGCAGGACCCGGCACACCTTTAAGAAGCCCTTAGAGGAGTACGTTAGTCGGAAGCGCTGCCGGGGGTGTGGGGGTGTGGGGGTTATAAGTTTAGCCTAGACAAGCACCGCACCTATAAAGAGCTACCTAACCGGGTTAAGTGCCACTGCGGGGCCTTGCACTACCCGCACCATATAGGGTCTAGCCCTTTCTGCCTCGGCAGCCCCCGCCCGCCTACTAAGGAGGAGATAGAGGCCCGGTACGGCTACGGCCCGGACGACAATTTGGGGGACTTGCCGCTATAACCTCGCCCGGGCCTGATGTGCTAAAGTCTAATATCCTCGACCCCGGGTTTAACCTCGACCTTTTCGGGGGCACGGTATAGCGGGGACTTAGGGTCTAAGCAGGAACGTATAGCAAACTCTAGCTCCTGTCTGCGTCTCTCCGCCTCGCGTAGGTTCTCAAAGGCGAAAGCCGCCGCCCCTAGACATTCGCCCGCGCTGCCGTCCCCTGCGGGCTCCTGTTCGGTAGGTTGAGCCCCGAACGCCTCCGTATCAGGGGTCGGGCAGTACCTTAGCTTGGTCTCCGGTTTGGATAGACCTAAGAACGCGCAACCCGGCAGGGTTAAGGCAAGGAGCATTACTAGCGTCTGTTTTGTGAAAGTCATTTATAAAACCTGTTAGTTTAGTATTCAGCGCGGCGGTGTCCCGGCGGCGCACCGCTGCTAATTGCTTTAAGGCGTCGGCGGAGTTTTGTATAGAACTAACAGCCTCTAGGGTTTTCTGTAGCTCTGTATTCTCTGCGGTCTGCCACTTTAAGCGCTCTTGGTCCTTACCGTAGTCGCGGGCGAACCATGCTAGGGAAGAGTGAGAGGCTATCAGGGCGAGGGCTAGACCCCCTATTAAGTATTGCTTCGGTATCATTTCGATTTAACCTTACGGCCTCCTTTAAGTGCCACACTGCGGGAGCCTTCTACCCGGTGAGGTTTGGCCCACGCCAATAGCTTAACCCAAAAGCCGCCTTTTTCGGTAGCCTTGTATTCTACAAATAGCATAGCTATAGCGAATATCAAAGGGTTAAATATAGCCAGAGCCGCAGCCACTCGTAAAGGCTCGGGACCCGTGTAGAGGATAACGGTAATAGCAAAGGCCGCTACAGCGGACCCGACGCAGTTAACCGCCTTACGGCGTTTCTCGGGTACGTCCTGAGCTACTAGCTTTAGATACCGGGACACCCATATACCACCCACGCAGCTAGCTAAAGCGCTTATCTCTGCGGAGTGTTGCCGGGTAAACTCTACGGCTTCTCGTAGGTAGTCAATCATAACGGCCCCCTATATCAAGGATTTATAATCTATTCCGGCCTGCTGGAAGTGGGGGCGGTCCTTTTTCTTACGCCAGTCGCCGCCCCACTCAAGGCCAACGGAGCGACCTAGGCTACCTAGTTTATCCCACATAGCCTTATTTACCGGGTCCTTATGGTCCCATACTAAATCGCCGTCCACTACGGGTACGCAGTCGAAGGCTAGCCCGTAATTGTGCATACTCTGACCCGGGCCCGCCCAAGTAACCTTACGGCTACCTTTCTGCGGACCGACGCCGATAAGAATAGCCGCCAAGCCGGGGCGCATATACTTCTCGGTTAGCCGCTTAGCCTTTAGCTTAATACGCCATAGGCCGCGACCTTGGCGGTATAGGCGGGCCTGCTCCTCTAGGGTGCGATTGGTACAGTAGATAAGCAGCTTAGAACCCGGGTACGCCTGCTCGAAAAGGGACTTAAGCTCTAGGGCTTTGGCCTTAATAGGGGGCTTTAGGTCGTCTAAGTCTCTGCTAGCCATCATCATTTAAACCGCGCTGCAACAAGCCGCCGGGCAGCTCGTTAGGGTTAAACCCGGTTATAGACGCGGGGTCGTAGCCCTCCATACCTTCGCAGTCGTAGTCCTTTACAGATTCGGGGACCTTATCTCGTATGGCCTCCCTAGTATCAGGTCGCACCCCGATAACTGTATAGAAGTGGGTAGCGTCGTCGCTAGAAAGGCCGGAAGCATTTAGCCCTCGGCCATCTTTGTTAATCAGGGAGCCCCACTGCGCCCCGGCAATCTCCGCGCAAGCAGAGTTAAAAGCGTCTACGTCCGCTAGAGGGACAATTACCAAAACGTCCGAGGACGGTAAAACCATAGTAGCTCTCACGTTATAGCGCTCCTCTGTTATCTAACCATGCGTCGTGGGCGGTAAGCTCTGCGGCTGAGAGGTCGCCGAATTTGTTTAAAACAGCTCCGTACAAGTTGAACCCGTTAACATTGCCCGACGTAGTAGACCCTAGGAGGTACGAGGCGGGGACTGTAGGAAAATAGGTAGCTACGGAGGCTGCTAGAGCCCCGTTTATATAGACCTCGGAGTTACCGAATAGGGCGCTAGCGGATTTCTTAACTATTACAGAAGCTATACCCGTAAAACTTCCAGCGGATGTACCGTTTAAACGGATTAGCCCACCTCCGCTGGAGTTAACTACTTGAACCCCGGAGTCTAAGGGTTGAGGGTTTGTAAAAAATCCGGGTACGCTCTCTACGACAAAAGAGCTAACCATAACTCCGGGGTTGTTTTCCGCTACCCCGCTAGAGGTCTCCGCAGTAAAGTACCTCCCCGGGCTAAAGTTAATAAGTGGCCTTTCTGTGGCAGCGTTCCAAGCCAGTAGAGGTACAGACCCGCTTAAATGTTTTAACGTCTGTATCGCCGCCACTCCTGCGGGCTGGTAGCCCTGCATTTCTGCTATAGCCGCCCCTGCTGAATCTACTAGGCTTAGCTGACAAGCAATAGTCTTGGCGGCGTCGTTATACGCCCCTACAGTAGGTGAGATAACAGTACCTAAGTCTCCCCAAACCTCCGTAGGGTAGTTCTGGTGCGAGGAGTCCAGAATAGTAAATCCTGTAGGCAGGACCTCGCTAAGCGGGTTCTGCCCGTCGTCTAGGACTAACGTATAGTCTGCGCCGGGCGCTATAAAGTCAGAGGGGGCCCCCGCCGCGTGGTATTCGGTGTTAACGTCAACCGAGAACGGGCCTCCGTCTACCGTAGCGAAAGGCCCTTGTAAGGTCCGTATAGTTCCCGCTCCTTGGTTTAATTTAGCTAGTAGGCTAGCCCCGTTACCTTCCCCGGTTATACGGCGAATATAAGTGTCTAAAAATTGGCTCATTTTCTAAATACCTAAGTTAGTGTTAAATCCCGGGGACTCTGTAGCTAATGCACCCGCTATAGCGCCCA